TGAGGAATGTGTCCCCACTCAATGTCTTTCAATCGTTCTAATGTCTTTTCGTGAACATGTTTACTAATATCACCAAAGTAAACTTTCACTGGAAATAAACTCTCAATATAACCCAACGTCAAACTCCATAGTTTTAAACATATAAATAACACTAAAAGTATACATCATTTTAGTGTAGGATACAACATGGCTGTTCCAAATAGTAGAGACACCTTGATTGATTATTGTAAGCGTAGATTAGGCGATCCAGTAATTGAAATCAATGTTGACCCAGATCAATTAGAAGATCGAGTAGACGATGCGCTTGCATTGTACCAAGAATATCATTCAGATGCAACAGTAAGAACATATTTAAAACATCAACTAACCGCAGACGATATTACTAATAAGTATATTCCTGTATCTAGTGATGTTATATATGTCTCAAAATTAATGCCATTTGGTAGTAGCGCACTTGGAGGAACAGGGATGTTCTCAATCAAGTATCAAATGCATTTACATGATTTTGCAGACTTACATAACTTTGGAGGAGACCTGGCATACTATCATCAAATGAAAATGTATCTGGAAACATTAGATATGCATTTGAATGGTCAACCAATTGTTAACTTCCAACGTAGACAGAATAGATTATATATCTTCGGAAACATTGAAGATGAAGATATAAAAGAAGGTCAGTTTATTGTAGCTGAAGTATACGCAACAGTCGATCCAGACTCACACACTTCAGTGTACAATGACATATTCATGAAAGATTACACCACAGCCTTAATCAAACAGCAATGGGGTGCTAACTTGATTAAGTTTGAGGGCATGCAGTTGCCTGGTGGAGTGATGCTGAATGGCCGTCAGTTGTACGATGATGCAACAAGTGACATAGAGCGCCTTAGAGAGAACTTGAGACTCGAGCAGGAACTTCCACCAGACTTTTTTATAGGTTAACATGGCACGTAACATATACTTTTCAGATGCTGTTCGATCAGAACAGAGACTGTATGAAAATATTATTATTGAATCACTAAAGATGTATGGACAAGATCTATACTATCTACCAAGGACTATTGTAAATGAAAATCAAATATTTGGAGAAGACGTTCCGTCTCAGTTTAACAACAGTTACAAAATTGAAATGTATATTGAGAACACAGAAGGATTTGATGGTGAAGGAGATCTGTTCACCAAGTTCGGTGTTGAGATCAGAGATGAGGCTACTTTTATCGTCTCTAGGAAACGTTGGAATAATACGGTTGGTCAAGCTAATAACGAAATAGAAGGTGAACGTCCAAGAGAAGGTGATATCATTTATCTTCCATTATCAAACTCTATGTTTGAAGTGATGCATGTAGAACACGAACAACCATTCTATCAACTAGCTAATCTACCAGTATTTAAAATGAGATGTCAACTATTTGAATATAGTGGTGAGGATCTCGATACTGGTGTAGATACAATTGATAGTATTGAAGTTGATTCAAGTTATACTTTTGAGTTAACTTTATCTTCAGTTACTGGTACATTTAAAGTAGGTGAGATGGCTGAACAAGAACTTAGCAGTGGTGTCAAAATGAGAGGTGAAGTTTCTGGTTGGATAGAATCTACTGGTAAGTTAAGCTTAATTCACTTTGGTGCTGACGATGGTAAGTTTCACTTGCCAGCAGATCAATTAACAATTCGTGGTATTGAAAGTAATGCAGTAGGTACAGTTGATACTGTTGTAGAGAAAGATCTATCTTACGACAACGAACAAAATGATTTCTTTGGAGGAGACTTCTTAGACTTCAGTGAAGCAAACCCATTTGGAGATCCTAGCTAATGTTTGGTAATTATTATTATCATCAACGGATACGTAAATCAGTATCTGCGTTTGGTGCTATGTTCAATGACATATATGTTATTAGAAAGAATTCTGGTGGTGATGTTATAAGTACTGTCAAAGTTCCATTATCTTATGGACCAAGAGCAAAGTTCTTAGACAGAATTAGAGAGCAAGCTGATCTTGTAACTGATACTAAAGTTGCAATAAAACTACCTCGGATGTCTTTTGAGATTACTAATATATCATATGCTGCTGAAAGACAACTGCCAAGATTAGGAAAACAAAATCTAACATCTCCTACTGATAGTACAAAGAAGACAAAACTATTTCAAGGTGTTCCTTATACTTTATCATTTCAATTGAGTGTTTATGCTAAAAATCAAGACGATGCGCTTCAAGTTGTAGAACAAATACTGCCTTATTTCCCCCCACAGTATAATCTAGCTATGAAGCCATTTGAAGATTTTCCTCAGATTAAACATGACGTACCCATAATATTAACTGGTGTAGTATTAAATGATGAGTATGAGGGACCCATGGAGTCTCGTAGAACAATTATATATACTTTAGACTTTGATATGCATATACAGTTCAATGGACCACTTAATGATGGTGGAGCAATCATTAGAAAAGTTGATGCTGATTTAGGTACTTTCTCAAACACAGGTGTAGCTGATTCTGATCAATCAAGACTTGAAACAGTAACTGTAACTCCTAATCCTTTAGATGTTGGATTAGATAGTGATTTTGGATTTAACATTGATGTGAACCCGTTTACGGATAGTGGATAATGATATGGCTGATTCTGATAATGTAGACAACGATATTGAGTTTGCTCGAAGAAACTATTACGATATTCTTGTCAAAGGAAGTGAGGCAATGGATGAGATGATAGATGTGGCAAGAGCTACTGAACATCCTCGTGCATATGAAGTCTTCTCAACTATGATGAAAACCATGGCAGATGTGAATGGTAATCTAGTTGATCTTCACAAAAAGAAAAAAGATATTAAGAAAGAAGATGCACCAGTTGCTTTACCTGGTACAACCAATAATAATGTTTTTGTAGGATCTACTGCAGACTTGCAGAAGATGTTGATGAAGGACGTCACTCCGGATGAATGACACATACAATGGTAACATTGCGGTTAAACGTGATGGAGCCGTTCAAGAATACACTCAACAGGATGTTGATGAATACGTAAAGTGTAGTAAAGATCCAGCATACTTTGCTATCAATTATTGTAAGGTTATAAATCTTGATCAAGGACTTGTTCCGTTTGACTTATATCCGTATCAGAAAGAAATGTTCAAACATTTCAATAGCAATCGCTTTAGTATTGTTCTTGCATGCCGTCAATCAGGTAAGTCTATAAGTTCAGTTGCATATCTTTTATGGTATGCTTTATTCCATCCAGATCAAACAATTGCTGTTCTAGCTAACAAAGGTGCAACTGCACAAGAGATGTTAGGTAGGATTACTCTAATGTTAGAAAACTTACCGTTCTTTCTACAACCAGGTACAAAAGCTCTCAACAAAAGATCAATTGAATTTAGTAACAACTCACGTATTGTATCAGCTGCTACATCAGGTTCTTCAATTCGTGGTATGTCTGTTAACTTACTATACTTAGACGAGTTTGCATTTGTTGAAGATGCAGCAACATTCTACACATCAACATATCCAGTTATTGCATCAGGTAAAAATACTAAAGTTATAATTACTTCTACGGCCAATGGTATTGGCAACATGTTTCATAAATTATGGGAAGGAGCAGTTCAAGGTGTTAACGAATACAAAGGTTTTCGTGTGGACTGGTGGGATGTTCCTGGTCGAGACGAAGAATGGAAAGCCGAAACGGTCTCTAACACTTCAGCATTGCAGTTTGACCAAGAGTTCGGTAACACTTTCTTCGGGACCGGAGATACACTTATTGACGGTCAAACACTTCTCACATTACGTGCCAAAGCGCCAATCAAGGTCCTTGAAGGTGGTGACTTAAAGATATACAAAGAACCTGTTAAGGAACATTTTTACATTACAGCTGTTGATGTAGCAAAGGGTGTTGGTGGTGATTACTCAACATTTAGTATAATCGATACATCCACTATACCATTCGAGCAAGTGGCAGTTTATAGAAACAACAGAATATCTCCAATATTATTTCCTAATATAATTGCTAAGACATGTAAAGCATACAATGATTCTTATGTTGTAGTAGAAAATAATGATCAAGGCAACTTAGTTTGTCATGGTTTATATTATGAACTGGAGTATGAGAACTTACATGTTGAATCATTAATCAAGTCTACTGGACTTGGAATTACTATGAACCGTAAAGTAAAACGTCTAGGTTGTTCTGGATTCAAAGATATACTTGAGAATAATAAATTAGATGTTGTTGATGAACAAACAATACTTGAGATATCAACATTTGTTGCAAAAGGTCAATCATATGAAGCTTCAGACGGAAATCATGATGATCTTGTAATGAACTTAGTAATGTTTGGTTACTTTGCAGGATCTCAGCAATTTGGTGATTTAACAGATATCGATTTGAAGACAATGTTATTTGAACAAAAAGTAAAAGACATTGACGATGATCTTCCTCCTTTTGGATTTAGAGATGATGGATTAGATGATCAAACATTTGAGGAAGGTAAGCCGTGGGCCATTGAATATGCGCCAGATATTTAAAATTATAAATAAACGTAATTGATTCCCACCGTATTATGGACACGCTTATTATAAATTAACCTCGAGAGGAAAGAAAAATGGCATTTTCAGAATCTCCAGCAATTACGGTAAGAGAAATTGATGCATCTGGTGTTGTGCCAGCAGTTTCCTCTTCAACCGGTGCTTTTGCTGGTAATTTCAGATGGGGGCCAGTCGAACAAGCAACATTAGTTTCTAACGAAGCTGATCTGGTTGCAAAGTTTGGTGCACCTTCTGAAGCGCAGACTGTGGATTTCCACACTGCATCGTACTTTCTAAAGTACACAAATGCTCTACAAGTTGTACGCGTACTCGGAGACGCGGGTGAAGCAACAGGAGGCTATAATGCATATAGTCATGCTGAAGCTGCATCAGGACTTCAACCAAGAGTAAAAACATTAGATGAATTCGAAAACGGAATTACTGGTTTCGATTCAGATCAACATACTTTTATTGCACGCTGGGCTGGTGAGCTAGGTAATAGCTTAACAATCTCAATGTGCCCACAAGACGTTGGCGACAGTGCATTTGGC